AACAGAAAAAGTAGGTATAACAAATGCAGTACCTCTTTCATCATATGAAATGTTTAGAGAGGAAGGTGTAGACCCAGAGAATCCTGAAGTTGTAAACTTTACACATGACCCTACAATGGGAGGAGCACAAGGATATGGAAAGGCTGCAAACAATCAGATGAAATATGAGAACTATGAGGTTGCTCACTTTAGATTGTTAAACGATATGAATTTCTTACCTTATGGTAAATCAATAATAGAACCTGCAAGAAAAACATGGAAGCAGTTAACTCTTATGGAAGACGCAATGTTAATACATAGAATAATGCGCGCACCAGAAAAAAGAGTATATAAAATAGATATAGGTAACATACCACCAAATGAAGTAGAAGCATATATGCAAAGAGTTATTCAGAATATGAAAAAGACTCCATATATCGATGAAAAAACAGGCCAGTATAATCTTAAATTTAATATGTCAAATATGTTAGAAGATGTATACCTTCCTGTAAGAGGTGGACAATCAGGCACGGAAATAGATACTTTATCAGGTATGAGCTTTGATGGTATAGATGATGTAAACTATTTAAAAGAAAGAATGTTTGCTGCATTGAAAGTACCTAAAGCATTTTTAGGATATGAGGAAGGAGTTGACGGTAAAGCAACACTAGCTGCACAAGATGTAAGATTTTCTAGAACAATTGAAAGACTACAAAGAATATTTATTTCAGAGTTAACAAAAGTTGCAATGGTGCATTTATACTCTCAAGGCTTTGAAAACGAAGAAATGGTAGAGTTTGAATTATCAATGACAAATCCTTCTAACATCGCAGAACAAGAAAAATTAGAACTATGGTCTACAAAAATAAGTCTTGCTGATTCTATAAAGAGTAATCAAATGATGTCAGAGGAATGGATATACAAAAATGTATACAACATGACCAATGAACAAATTGACAGCGAAAGGCTTTCTCTTATTGAAGATTTAAAACTGACGCTTAGAAGAAATCAGATAGAGCAAGAAGGTAACGACCCAATGGAAACAGGTGAGGTACTAGGTACACCTCATACGCTTGCAACTCTTGACCCTGAAAATACTGATGGAGCAAATATAAGCTTATTTGGCAACACCGAAAACGAACCAGGTCAAGGAAGACCAGAAGAGCCAACGTCATTTGATTCTCAAGAATCTGCAAGAGGTAGAGATTCTGTTGGCAAGGAAGAGAGAAAAAGAGACACAAAGCTTTCTAACAATAAGTCTTTAAGAAGATTTGAAGGTAGAAATGTAAGAAACATGTTTAAGAAGGCAGAGCAAAATAAAACATCACTTTTAAATGAAAGCAACATAATAGAAGAGGATATATAACCGAAGTACTTTATATTTATATAATATATAAAGATATATGCAGGAAAGAATTGATATGAAAGCAAAACACTCTAAATACAAAAACACAGGAATCATCTTTGAATTGCTTGTAAGACAGATAACAAGTGATACTTTAAATGGTGTTAAGACATCACCTGCAATAAAAATAATAAGAGAGTTCTTTAAAAAGAATACATCGATTAAAAAAGAATTAAACTTATACCAAACTTTATTAAACGAAAAATTCGATACAGACACAAAGGCTGAAAAGTTTATTGATGCTGTATTAAAAGAAAGAAGTAAAATATCTCACACAGAGTTAAGAAAACAAAAATACAATCTAATAAAAGAAATAAAAAACAATTATAATATAGAAGAGTTTTTTAAGTCTAAAGTAGAAAACTATTCTGACAACGCTTCAATATATTGTTTATTTGAAAATCGATCTGCACCTGCACAATCAATTAGATTTAGATATAATCTTGTAGAAACAATTACAAGAAAAAGTAAAAAGAAAAATAGAGTAGATGAAACTTATCAACTTTATTCAAAACAAGACAAGGACGTTAGATCGCTTTCATATAAAATAATGATTGAAAAATTTAACGATAAATATGGAAATCTTTCAAAAGACCAAAAAACTTTGTTAAGGGAATATATTAATAATATTTCAAATACTACAAAATTAAAAACTTATTTACATTCTGAAATAGATAAAACATCAAGTTCTATAGAAAATTTATCTAACAAAGTTTCTGACAAAATAGTTTCTATAAAGCTTAATGAAGTTGCAACGCAATTAAATCTTATAAAAGAAGAACCTAAAATAAAAGATATGCATATGCTTTCAGTTTTAAGAGCTTATGATTTAATTAAGGAGACTTTCAATGTCATTAAATAAAAAATTAGATAAAATGCTTGAAACAGATTTTAATAAAGAGGAAGAAGAAATAGATGAAGCTAACACTACTGTAGACGCTGGTGGTGAATATGATACAAAATATGCTTTTGGAAAGAAAAAGAAGAAAGATTTAACAAAAGGTCTTATGGGATATAAAGCAGTTAAAGAATCTACATTTATGAAAATGGCTAAGCTTACAATGTTAAATGAAGCTAGCTATAAAGATTATAAAAACGATGAATCTTTAAATTCAAAGCAAAAAGTAAATAAAGCAATTAAAGAAGTTAATGGAAAGTTATTTAGAATTGAAAGAATAATAAACCAAAACATTAAACTTAAAAATGAAACAGGTATTGATGAAACTAAATACTGGAAATCTACAAGAGAGAATCTAGAAAAAATCTCTGCAAAGATGGAAAGACTATCTGAAAAACTAAGGGGATTCTAAATGGCTAAGCAGGTACTTATAGATTATACAAACTTTGATATTACACCGCAGATGATAACGGAGTCAGAAAAAATTAATGACGGAAGAGTTATTGTAACAGGTGTATTACAAAGAGCAGGAGCTAAAAACCAGAATGGTAGAGTATATCCAAAAGAAGTTTTAGAAAGAGAAGTAGAACAATATTCTCAAGTACAGATATCAGAAAATAGAGCTCTTGGAGAATTGGACCATCCAGAATCATCAGTAGTAAATCTTCAAAACGTTTCACACAATATTAAAAAAGTTTGGTGGAATGGAGATGATGTAGTAGGTACTGTAGAGGTATTAGGTACACCATCAGGAAATATACTTAAAGAATTATTAAAAGCAGGTGTTAAATTAGGAATTAGCTCAAGAGGATTAGGTTCAGTAAAGCAGCTTTCAGAAGACGGAACGCTTGAAGTACAGGATGACTTTGAATTAGTATGCTGGGATTTTGTCTCTAATCCATCTACACACGGTGCTTTTATGAAACCAGTTAATGAGTCTATTAACGAATCAAAACAAGATATTTATATAGGAAAATATGATAAAGTTACTAACATAATCAATGAAATGCTTTGTGACTTAACATGTAAATGTTCATTACCAACAAGGAGTAAATAATATGAAATTATCAAATATGATTAACGAATCTTCTGATAAACCAAAAAGAATGACAGAAGAAGAAAAACAAAAAACATTAGAAGCTGTTTCAAGATTTAATGAGTTAGGAAAAAATGTATATAAAACTCAAGAGATTAAGGAGCTTGTTGAAAATATAAAAATGATGTCTGAAAATGCTAGCAGAATGGCAATAGAAGAAACTGCTGATTGGTTTGATGCTGTATCAGTAAAAAGAGATACAAAAGCAATATCTGACTCTGTTAAAGTATTTGAAAATACATTTACTGAAATATCTACACTACAGCAAAGATTAGAATCTGTATTTGAAGATATAGGTACAAAGCTTGGAAAATATTACGAAATTAATGAAGCTATGGATGCTGTTGGTAAAGAAGACGGTGATATCGACAATGATGGTGATGAAGATGAAACAGATGATTATTTAGCTAACAGAAGAAAAGCTGTTGCAAAAGCTATTGAAAAAGAGAAAAATGAATCTGTTGATAAATTTGAACAGCTTGTAACAGAAGCATTTGAAGGTTTATCAAATGTAGTATCGGCTCCAGGTGTAGGATTAAATCTTAAAACTGAAGCTGCTCCAAAGATGAAAAGCTCAAGCGAGGAAAAACAAATTGGCAATATAATGAAGATGGTTTCAAATGCTAAAAAAGGTGGCGGCTCAGGAAGATATGGAAAAGAATTTGACGCTGCAAAGAAAAAAGCACTTAAGGCAATTAAAGATATGTTAACATACTCAAAGATTGGAGCGTAAACGTGAAAAGCGAAATCAATGAAAAGAAAAAATATCCTGATTTAACCGATAAGGAGTATGCTGCTTTAACTAAAGATAGAAAAGCACTTGAAAAATCAATCAATAAAAATCTATTCCTTTTGACAAAGGCTAAGTTTAAAAAGAATATAGGCAAAATTCCTGTATATACTGCAATAAATGCAAATAACGAACCAGTCGATATTATGATAACAAAGAAAGGAAACATACAAAGATATGACCATTTTAAGAAGTGGGGCCCTGACCTAGGCCAGAAGTATGGAAATATTTTAGGCGATTTCTTTGAAATAAACAAAGGTAAAGTAGGAAAAGGGAGACGTGAATCAGTGGAGCGTGAACTAAGAAACATGATTAGAGAAGAAATAATGAAATCTTTAATTACAGAAAAATTTGCATCGAAAAAAATAACAAATCTTTTTAAGTTAATGGATAGCAGAGATAGAAAATTCTTTGATGTAACTGCAAAGTCAAAAGGTTTTGCATGGTCAGATGTAGAAGATGAAAACGTAGGTACAGGAGCAAGTCCTTCTAATGATTATATGAACGTTTTTATTATAGATAACGCAAAAGAAAATCCATACAAAGTAGGATATGAATACGGCAGACTTTCACCAGGTATTATAGGTATTACAATAGGTAAAAAATCTATGTACTGGCCAAAGCAAAGATATTCATCACCAAATGATAAAATTGGTAGTCAAGGTAAAAAACTAGATAATTACAAAAGATATAGCGAAGTAGCTGATAGAGTAATTAGCATTGCTTTATCTGATATACCTTCAGCAAAATCAAAACAAGCAGATAGAGTAGCTGCAAAGCAAGGAGCTACTGCTCTTATGTCTGCGACAAAAATAAAAGACCAAAACGTTAAAAGATACAGAAAGCTTTTACAAGCTAAGGTAATGGCAAAAGGTCCTGATGCATTAAAGAAAATGTTAGATGATGCAACTGTATTGGTTGAAAAAGTATTTAAGTTTACTACAGATATGCTTAAACAAGGTATGTATAATAGAGGCTGGGATTCATATCAAACAATATCAAGCCAATATGGCAATATGGTTAATGCATATGAAAACTATGTAAGAGAGGCTGCAGCATACGCAAAAGACCAAGGTACTGGAGAACTAGATAGTTGGAGAAAAGATTATGTTGCATCAAGAGCTGGAGAAGTAAAAGGTTACTATCAAGAGCTATTGAAAAAATCAAAGCTTGTAATGGACAAAAAGAACTATGCAAAAATAGTTAAAGAGTCAATTACAGAAGCTAATCCAGATGGAACAATATCACCTGACGAAGATAAGAAAAGAGCAATGCTTGTTAAGGCTTCAGTTAATAATATGAAAAAGTTTGTTAGCGACATTCAAAAACAAGCTGATAAGATTGGTGGTTCATTTAGAAGTCCTGGTATTAGAGCAGAGGTTAAGAAAGCAATTAAAGGTATATTTGATAACCTATAACAAATAAAAAATAACAATTATATAAAAAGTCCGGTGTATGTTTTCATATGTCGGATTTTTTTATTATATTAGATATAAATTAAGTTATAACTAAATTATAAGGAATTATGAAAAAAAGATTTAATAATCGTAAAAGACTTGCAAGACACGACTTTTATTTACCAGGTTGTCCTGAAGGAGTGAAAGTACCTGACTCAAGTCCATTTGCTTTAGAGAAAGCAATGAAGTATCTTAAAAAACAACTTAAAGATTCAGATAAGATGTTAAGATATAAAGCAAAAAAAGAGTATATAAAACCTACAACAAAGAAAAGAGAGCTTATGAATGAAGCCAAAAGAAAAGAGGCTTACAGACAAAGAGTATCTCAGAGAGTTGAAAAAGGCTATGTTTGGACAGCAATGACTAAATACGGCGCAATGTAGTAAACAATACTTACAATATCTTAAGAAAGAGGCAATTTTTAGCCTCTTTTTTAGTTTTTGAATATTTACATATATATTTATATAAACAATATAATATGCAAAAAATGTATTATCTCTTATATAATACAGCATATCAA